CAAACTATATATGATACATCTTCCAAAACGAAATATAATAACAAATCATAAAATAATAGATACATCAAATCTAAAATACAAACAATATAAACACTCTCTAAAACCAAATGGCCTATGGTATTCGTTGTATTCCTCGTGGTTTAATCATATCACATTCCAAGAAATGGACTATAAAATAAAAGATTATATTCATAAAATTGAGCTAAATGAAAATATTTTTACAAACTTACAAACTCCAGATTCTAATAAAATTCTACTAATAAAAAATCTGGATGATGTAGCAACATTTACAAGAAAATATGAAATCGCAAAAGGAAATAGAAAAAAAATGAATATGGACCCAAACTCTAAAATATATTTCAATTATTCAGTTATTGATTGGGAAAAAGTCGCAAAAGATTATGGAGGAATAGAATTTTATCCGTATATAAAATATTCAAGTCTATTTTTCAATAAAAAACCACTTGAAATATATATATGGTACAACTATAAATCATTACGTGATTTATAGTTCTAGAGTTTATATATGACTTTGTCATATATAAACTGTACCACACAATTGATATATCATCTGGATGTATTTGGAATACTAAATCAATTATTCAGACAATAAAACTAATGTATAAAAAAGACTTAAAGACAAAGCATTATATTCCTATATGAACTATAAATGGATTCTTGTAGCAGTTGGGGTCCTTTTATTATTTATCCTTTATACTAAAAGGGATAAAATTATGGGGTGGTTTTTTGGTAAAAAGAAAATTAAGAATGACGAAGAGCCGGAACTGGATTCGAACGAGCAAATAGAAGAAAATTTTCGTATAGAAAAAGATACGGGGGAAGAACAAGGAGAATATATCGTCTTGAATATCGCGTCCAGCCCAGAGGAAAATAAAGAAATCGAAATCGGAAATATTTACATTAAGCTCTATGAAAATGAGTGCCCACGAACCTGCGAAAACTTCAAATCACTCTCCAAAATCGAATACAAGGGCTGTGTCATCCATCGCCTCATTAAGGACTTCATGTTTCAAACTGGCGATTATGAAAACGCCGACGGAACCGGCGGAAAATCCATCTTCGGCCCTAAGTTCCCCGATGAAAATCTGACAATCCCCAACAAGAAATACACTCTATCAATGGCGAACTCCGGCCCCAATACAAATGGGTCCCAGTTTTTCATCAACTTCGCCGATAATCACTTCCTTGATGGAAAGCATGTCGTCTTTGGAGAAGTAGTAAAAGGTTTCGATGTAGTAGATATCATCGAAAGATTGCCGACCAATAAGAATGATGAGCCGGTCCAGCTCCTCTATATTCGGAATACACAAATAACTAACAAATTGTAAGTTTCTAATTTAATTGCTCTCCGTAATATTCGTTCTCCATATTTTTCTTCAACTGATAAACATGGTCAGATTCAGAAATTAAATCGGATGATGCTGTTGTGGTCGTAATCAGCCCAATTTTATTATTCTTCTCGCAAAAAGTGCGGAAAACATCCACCATCTTTTTTAGCGTTTCTTTTGAAACATTTTCAATGGAAATATCAATCATATAGAATAGAGAATCTTTTTTCAGTGTTAATAAAAATCCCAATACTTGTCGCTTCTCTTCGGGAATATCAACCATCTTCATATTCAAATATGGATAAAATTCGAACATTCTGTAATTTGTTATTTTCTTCAACTTGATATACTCCTTAAATAGTATATTCTCATTCTTACACTGAACAATTTCCGGCTTATATGTTATATCGTAATTCAAGAAAACAGTGTTCATAGGTTTATCTTGGGGGCATTCTAAACCACATAAGCTCTTTATAAAAAGAGTTTTACCCGTTTTCTTTTCTCCTACAATATGACATAACTTCCCGACCTCTAAACATAACCTCTTAAAATAAAATTGAGCCTTGTTATGTTTATAATAAAAAACTGGAAAATCATAATTTTCCAAATTTGTATATTGTTTCGATTCAGAAACCACTTCCTCCTGATATTCCATTAAATTAATAACCATTAATTTTATTAAAATCCGTTTTTTTAATTTGCGAAATATGGATGTTTTAATGCCTCGTGAGCAGTTATTCTTTTGCGCGGGTCAATCTCCAACATTTTCCAAATCAAATCAAATGCTCTCTTATTTTCCTCGGTGTTATTTCGAATAGAATCTGTTGTCTTTCTCTCAAAATAGGTCTCTAAATTAGCCGGTTCAACTCTATTCTTCAAAAAATGATATATTCCTCCTGCCTTATACTCTTTTATAAATTCATTAAATTTATCTGTCCCTACTAAATTATGTATGTTTTCGAGAATGATAATATCTTCTTCCGGCTTCCAGAAGGGGTATCGGCCAAAATATATTTCTGCGAATATTAAGCCAGAAGACCAAATGTCGATCCCATAGTCAAAACCTTTAATGTTAATTAATTGTTCCGGTGCCTTAAAATTGCGAGTCCCCAATTTTGTATCGAATTTACGATATGGGACATAAAAATCACTTATCCCGAAATCAATAATGTAAAAATCACTACACGATTTAACAAGAATATTTCCGGGCTTTAAATCTCTGTGAATAATTCCTTTCTTATGTAGCTTTTCAAGGGCCTCTAAAAACTTTTTCATGAATATTTTTATTTCTATTTGGGTGAAGTTGTAGAAAATGGTCCGACTGGAATTACAGTTGTAATATGGAAACAATAGATAATAGCAATCGTCATTAACGAAAAAGTCGAGGAGTTGTATCACATTTGGGATGTTCTTACATAGTTTCAGAATATTCACTTCTCTCTTTACCTTGTTGAGATTATTTGTCTTTAACTCTTTTATTATGATTGTCTCATCGGTGTCTTTGATTACCCCTTTATAAACGACTGATGCTCCTCCTTTCCCAATTTGTTCTTTGATTACATATCCAGATGAATTATTGTTAGCATTCTCGATGAATATTTTATGATAGAGTATCTGAGTTGGTATCTTTATCGGCTTGTAAAGTTTCGATACGATGTATTTTTCACTGTCTTCAATTTCGAAAGTAAATGATTTATGGTCCATAAAATATACAAGTGGATTTTTTTTAAATATAAACGATATAAAAAAATGAGTCTATTATTATTAAATTAATATAATGAGTTTAATTATTCCAGATAAAAGAAATGAAGTATCTTTCATTCATCCATTTCCATATCGCCTCGACGACTTCCAAATGAACGGATGTTGGGGGATCGAAAATGATAAGAATGTTTTGATAACAGCACATACCGCGGCTGGGAAGACAACCATTGCCGAATACACGATTGCGAGAGCAGTCCATCTAGGTAAGAAAGTTATCTACACGAGTCCCATTAAAACACTCTCTAATCAAAAGTTCTTCGATTTCAAAAAAACATTCGCAAACTGTGAAATCGGTATTCTAACGGGTGATATCAAGCTTAATCCAGAAGCAGATATTCTCATCATGACCACTGAAATCCTCAGGAATAAGTTAGATTATGAGCAAAAATCATTTGCTGATATACACAGTGTTATATTTGATGAGGTCCATTATTTCAATGATCCCGAGAGAGGGTTCATTTGGGAGGAATGTATAACTAAGCTCCCGAAGCACATCCTCTTAGTCATGCTTTCGGCGACGATTGACAAGGCGAATGAGTTCGGCGAATGGGTCGCCCAATGTCGTGAGCGCGACACGCTCCTTATTGGAACAACTTGGCGCCCCGTCCCTCTTCACCACTATATTTACACGAATAACGAGATTAAACTTATTCGCCATCACCGCGACGGCGTCTTTGCCAAAAATATTGACGAGTGTTATTGCTACTATGACAAGCAGTCAATAACGACGAACCGCCTTGTATCACTGACCGAATTCCTGCGAAAGAAAGAGCTCTTCCCATCGATATGCTTCTCTTTCAGTCGCAAAAAATGCTTCGATTACTGTCTGATGATGAAACGCCTTAATAGCCTCCTTACACCAGAGGAGACGAAGGAGATGCGCCTCATCGTCCATAAGATATTCTCCACAAATCTCGCCTATTACCGCGATATACCGAGCACATTACAGCTTCTCGAAATGCTCGAATACGGAACATCAATACATCATAGTGGCCTTCTTCCTATCCAGAAGGAGCTCATTGAGGTCCTGTTCAGTCGCGGTCTCATTAAATTCCTGTTCGCTACGGAAACATTCGCCGTCGGCGTGAATATGCCAACGCGGTCCGTTATATTCACTGAATTGTCGAAGCACGACGGGAAAGGGACGCGGGTCCTGCGGTATGACGAGTTCATGCAGATGAGTGGAAGGGCCGGCCGGCGCGGAAAGGACCCCGAAGGCTACGTCATTTACTGTCCTCTTCGCCCAATCGAGCCCAAGCACGAAATTATGAGCCTTCTTAAAGGGAAATCCCTCAAATTGGTGTCGCAGTATAATGAATCCGCGAATACGTTCTTGCGCCTCCTGAACACTACCCCATATGATGAAATTGGCGCCTTTTATAAGAAGACGCTCTACGGATTAGAGCAAACGATGGGGGTCGCCTATTACGAGCGGGAGTATGCTGAGTTGGCGGAAGCGCTCCGGATGATTCCAGATGTTCAATTGACGGCCGATGAAAAAGAGGTCGTCCGCTTGTATATGAAACTAAAACCGGATATTGAGAATGCGCGGGGGAATGCGAAACAGAAGCTACAAAAGCAGTTCGATGAAATAAGCGAGAAGATAAATCAAGCAACATCGGACTATATACAGAATGACCTACATCGGAAGCATTTGATGACGGAAATGAAGAAGGTCGATGAAAACATTGAATATAGCCGGAACGCAATCGAAATAAACTTGGAGAAAATAAGGGATTTCAATGTGGAACTCGGGCTCATTACTCAGGCGCCTGTCATTACGCCTTATGGGAAAATAGTGGCCTCTTTATCGAACTGTTGCGAGGTCGTCTTGGGAAAGCTGATACAGGACCGCTTTTTTGATGGGCTCGATTGGAAGAAGATTGGGGTCGTCTTCGCGTGTTTTTCCGAAGATAGTCCAGATAGAGAGGATGATATTTGGGAGAAGACGCGGGCGCAGTTGGATGAGAGGACGATACTGGCGCTGGATAGCGTATGGTATACTTATGGAAACA